CGGCGCGGGCGTCGAGGGCGTCGCGGGCGTCGAGGGCGTCGCGGGCGGCGCTGGCGGCGCGGGCGTCGAGGGCGTCGAGGGCGTCGCTGGCGGCGCGGGCGTCGAGGGCGTCGCTGGCGGCGCTGGCGTCGAGGGCGGCGAGGGCGTCGCTGGCGGCGCGGGCGGCGCGGGCGTCGCGGGCGTCGCTGGCGTCGCTGGCGTCGAGGGCGTCGAGGGCGGCGAGGGCGGCGCTGGCGTCGCGGGCGTCGCTGGCGGCGCTGGCGTCGCTGGCGGCGCGGGCGTCGCGGGCGGCGCGGGCGTCGCTGGCGGCGCGGGCGGCGCGGGCGTCGCGGGCGTCGCTGGCGGCGCGGGCGTCGCTGGCGGCGAGGGCGGCGAGGGCGTCGCTGGCGGCGCGGGCGGCGCGGGCGTCGAGGGCGTCGCTGGCGTCGCTGGCGGCGCTGGCGTCGCTGGCGTCGCTGGCGTCGCGGGCGGCGCGGGCGTCGCTGACGGCGCGGGCGGCGCGGGCGGCGCGGGCGTCGCTGGCGGCGCGGGCGTCGCTGGCGTCGAGGGCGGCGAGGGCGTCGCTGGCGGCGCGGGCGGCGCGGGCGTCGAGGGCGTCGCTGGCGGCGCTGGCGGCGCGGGCGTCGAGGGCGGCGCGGGCCGGAATTAAGGATTTTCCCTGACGCCGCGCGAAATCACCCAGCGTCCCCTCGACGCTTGCCGCGAGATCGCGCTCCGACTCGAGTGACCAGCCGCGGGGCAAGCGCTTGATCTCTCGCTTGACGCCTAATGCTTTGCAGTAGGCCGCGAGAGCACGCTCGATGGCTCCCTCATCGAGGGTACCAGGGAAGTTGCAGGCTTCGACGTATTGGGCGAGTTCAGTCTGCGACACGGCGAAGCTCCTGAACGATATATTCCACTTGTTGGGGCAGCAGATATTTTCCGGCCGGGACCTTCGCGGTGCTGTGCTCTTCATGGCGCAGATCAGCGTCCGCGCGCACTTCGAGATACCGCGCACCTCCATCGGCCACATAGAGCCTCACGTTGTGGCTCGTGTCCAAAAACTCGAACCGATGATGATGCCCAGTCGCTTCGCCGAACGCGAGAATGAGCTTTTGGCCGGCCAGCGCCTGCTCTTTCGCATCCTTTGGAATCGACTTGACTTCGATCAAACAAACATCGCCTTGCCTGATGGTCTTCACGTTGCATTGCTCCTCTTTTCCACCTACTACGCACACTTTCACGACCGTCTCCGGCTAGCTTCGCAGCTACGCCACACGTCTATTACGATTTCGGCCCTTTGCCGTTTGGCGCGCAGGGATTCATATCCCAGCGTCGCGCGTAACAGTTCCTCGTCTGCCTCTATAACCTCCGTATGCGTCTCTGCCGCCATCTTTCGAGCCTCGATGCTCCCGTCGCCCGTCATAAAGATCCTGGCCCTGGCACGCTTACAGACGATTTCAGCGCGCAATACATCAGTCTTCGCGATGGCGTAGTCCGTATCGGATTCCGCAAGCCAATTCATCGCGGCCATCATCCGATCCTCTGTAATCGTCTCCGTCAAAACCGCGCTCCGCTCGCGGCCCTATCCGCTTTCTCCGCAGCCTTGGCGAGCGAAACGAACGTCTTGAACGCAGCGCGATCGGACGGCTTCAACCTATCAGCCGCAGCGACATAGACATCCTGGTCCTTATTCAGCGCATCGTGAAGGTCTAGACACCTCAAGCCCCTGATCTTCTCCTCTAAGTCCCCGTCATGTAACGCGGCATGGATGGCATTGGCTGCTGCCTCGACTTTCTCAGGGTTAGCGCCTTTGCCCACATCGCCCTGCGGTCTATGCGGTTCCGAATAGGCTTTCACTTGGCTGTTCCCATCGTCATCCTCATCCCCTACCACGCCGCATACGGACTGCAAGGAGATGCGTTTAGCATAGGTCCCTGCTGCGGCATACCCTTGTGCATCGTCCTTCGCTACGGGCAGCGTGAGCGGCCCAAAGCGCATTTGCTGGCCACTTGCATGGGTCAGGATGGTTACGCAGGAGATCGTCCCTTCCGCTGTCGTCAAGTCCTGCGCCATACAGATATTGAACTTGGCGAGAAGCGGGACGACGGCATTCCTGACAGCAGCCAGGCTTGCGAACTTCGACTTGAAAAACGGATTAGTCGCGTCGAAGCCGGGATTCTTCATCTCGAGCTGCGCTTTCGCGAACGCTGCAGCTATCTGTCCCACCCCGTGATTGCTCACCGTTGGCGTGGGCTCCACGTCTTTTGCCACCGGCATGTCCCATTCCTCTGCTCTCGTTGCCATGCTTATCTCCAAGTTTCGGTAAGAATCCTTCATCTCGACACCAGTCCCTGAAGTTCTCAAGGATGAGCCAATGCCGCTCTAGTTCCTCCTCCCTCATCCGGCCTGCCTGCGAAGAAGCGCACACTGATCCTGCCGCATATCGGCGAGTAGGCGCCAGCGTCCGAGCTCGCGCCGCAGCCGCTCGTTATCGGCTGTCGTGTAGGCAAGTTCCTCGGTCACCTCCACGAGCATGCGCTTCATACGCTGGTATTCGATGGAGGCTTCTAGCAGACGCTCTAGGTCAGACATTGCGCACATCCTTGCCGACACTAAAACACCCCGGCCGTAGCTCGTTCGCCTTCTGGTAGGGGATGACTTTGCTGCTGCGCCCTTCGAGGTAGCACCACAGCGCGCACAAGATGAGCAGCGGCAGGCATATCCAGAGTGCAGTCGAGGCTGACCAGTTCATTTGCGCGGCTCCTCATCGTCGTACATATCCTCGTGGTGCGGCGAGACCTTGCAGGCGATATAGACGATGGCGGCTATCACGAAAACTGCGACTAGGACCCAATCAGTAACTTTCATCGCCATACTCCTGTACGAAAGTTGCTTCGAGCTGCTCCTCGCGCTTCACGGCCATGGCCTTCCATTCAGCCCAAAGCTTTGCGTTGAGCTCGACCGGCCGCACGGTGATCGGCTGAAGGATCGGGATCACCACCGTCTCAGCCTCGTCCTTGCCATCCTGCAGGCACGGGCCTACCAAGCAGAGCGAACTACCCCAGCCCATCACCGCACCTCGATCATGCGCTTCACGAGATCGAGCGCGCTTGCCTGAAGCCAGAGGGTCGTCGGCTTTAGAAATGCCCCCGCGGCAGCCCCCGCGGCAGCCCACCCGGCAGTCCCCGCGGCAGCCCCCGCGGCAGCCCACCCGGCAGCCCACCCGGCATCCCCCGCGGCAGCCCACCCGGCAGCCCCCGCGGCAGCCCCCGCGGCAGCCCACCCGGCAGTCCCCGCGGCAGCCCCCGCTGCATCCCCCGCGGCAGCCCACCGGGCATCCCTCGCGGCATCCCTCGCGGCATCCTTCGCGGCAGCCCCCGCTGCATCCCCCGCGGCAGCCCACCCGGCAGCCCACCCGGCATCCCCCGCGGCAGCCCACGCGGCAGCCCCCGCGGCATCCCTCGCGGCAGCCCTCGCGGCAGCCCTCGCGGCATCCCTCGCGGCATCAACCTTCTTTCCGGCCGTGGTCGCTCCGGCCATGTCTGCGATCTCCTCAAGATCGCGCAGGGCCTTTGCGTGTGGAGCGAGCGATGGCACAAGGTCGAGCCACTTCGGCGTATGCACGCGAATCAGCCAATCGAGCGCGAGATATGAGCGGCGCTCCTCGACGGCTTGCGTCGATTTCGTATCGATGACCGATTCGATCAGCGGCTTCAGCAACCGATCGCGCTCGGCATCGCTAGGCAATGCATCGTTCCAGGCAATCATGAACGAGGTGATGACGGGGCACGCACACTTCGGCTGCTCGCTCCACGGCTCGCCGGCGATATAGGCCGCGGCTTCCATCACGCACATGCCTTCCTCGAAATCCGCGTGACTGCCTGAGGACAGCGAGAGATTCAGGATTTGCTGCATTCGATCGAGTAGGACGGGGCTCATTAGTCGTTCTCCGGGTGAGGCGGACAGGTGCAATTGGCTTTCGGGCCGCAGTGGGTGCAGTAGGGGGTGGGGTCGTAGTCAGGATGCTTCGGGCAGTTTTGATCGTGCACTTGGTCGAATTGCTCGCAGCGCTCACAATGCGTCTGCGGCATCCCGAGATCGCTCAAGATCTGTTCGAATATCGGATGAAGGTTGCTCACGGCAGCTTCTCCGCGAGGCGCTTCCACTCACTCCAGAGTTGAGCATTCAACTCAACGGGCCTCACCGTGATCGGCTGCAATACCGGTATATCATCCTCGTCCTTGCCATCCTGTAGGCACGGGAAGCCACAGCGTGGGCAGACTTCGGCATCGTCCGCTACTTCGGGTAACTCGTGAGCGCATGAAGGACAAGTGAGTTGGTCGCTCATAGACCCGCCTTCGCGAGCGCGGCGCGAGCAATTTTCTGCATCCCGCGTATGTGCATGCTGTAGTCCATCGAATCGAACTCAAGGATCGCGCGTAGCGCCTCCGCCAGATCCGGCGCCGCGGCGATTAGCTTGGCGTTTGCCGCGGCGTCTATGCCGATGTCCTGCCCGCTATCGACGCGGCAGATTCGCAGTGACATGGTGCTATCGGCGTAGACGTTGACGCGGCCACCATCACCCGGCGTGCCAAACTCCCACGGCCCCGGCGTGTGCTTCGCGATCTGTTTCAGTTTTGCGTTCATATCGCCTCCGGTGAATGTGGAAGCATAGTTTCATAGCACGTTGTCCCTGTCAACAACTATTTGTTGCTCGTGATTACACCATGTGATATGGTTCTCATCCATGGAAATACTCAGATCTTACATGCGCACTCAGGAGATCAATCAGTCGGAGCTTGCCGAGCGGCTCGGGGCTGACCGGCATATGGTGAGCCGTTGGCTCAATGGCCGAAAAAAGCCTTCTTTGGAGACGCTGCTCAAGATCAGCCGGGTCACTGGAATCAAGCTCGAAGCACTTGCCAGGAGTTCACGCAAATGAAATGCCGCCCCAAGACCCGCCGCTTCCTACGCCGCGGCAGCCAGTGTTCGGAGATCCTGAAGCATCTGAAAGCGGGGCGTGTGCTCACCACCTGGATAGCCTTTGAGCGGTTCGGCTGCTGCCGTGCATCAGAGCGTATACGGGAGTTGCGCGCGAGGGGTCATCGGATACATAGCACGATGGTCAGGCAGGGCAGTAAGCGTCTGGCAGTCTATGTGATGGACTTGCCATAACCATTGTAATTGCTACATAACCATTGTAATTGCTACTATTGGACTGTCCACAATAGTCCAAAGGTAGCCAATGTACGTCAAGATGTTCAGGTCGATCTTTGACGGCAGCCTCTACGGCCAATTCGAGCCAACCGTCGTGTTCATGGCCATGCTGGTAATCGCTGAACGCGAGGGGGTTGTTGATATGACTCCCCAAGCGATCGCAGCGCGGTGCGGCTATCCACTGGAGATTGTCCAACGGGGCATAGCCGAGCTCGAGAAACCCGATCCGCAATCACGCACGCCAGATGAGGAAGGGCGGCGAATAGTGAGACTTGAGGAAACCAGGGACTGGGGCTGGCGAATCACCAACTACGAGAAATACGAGAAAATCCGCAGTGCCGAGGAGCGTCGCGAGTACTTCCGTCTCAAGAAGCGGGAGCAGCGCGCAAAGATGTCCACACTGTCCACCACGAGTCCACACTGTCCACCTCCTAATCTTCATCCTAATCTTCATCCTAAACCTAAAAGAAATCTTAAGAGCGAATCACCTGTGGATAACTGTTCGCATTCGGACTTAAGACCGTTAAAAACGGTTTCCCAAAGAGCCGAATCCAAGAGCATTACTGCACGTCTTCCCGGATTCCAAAACCTCGTGGATCAACTCAAGGGCTAGTTTCAATTCAGGTTGCACCGCACTTAACCAGGGAGTAAATATTACACATGCCCACACTCGAGCAGGTTCAAGCCAAGGTCAGAGCTCGCTGTAATCAGCCCGTCAGCGCCCCTCGCAAACTCGATTGGATGCGCATCTCCCCCCAAGTGCTAAGGGCCGATGATTACGAGATCCACCGCAGTGGCACCCCTGGCGCATTCACCTACGAGCTGCGTAAGACCCCCTTTGGGGAAGTGCTACATACGTGCGATAGTGCCCAGGAAGCGATTGAGGCTGCGGCGTTACATCAGGTATTGCTACCTGTCGGTTAACCATGGGCCGGCGTAGAAACACCGTGAACGCCGAAGATACCTTGAATCGAGATAAGCGCGTCGTGGAACTTGTGAAGTTAGGGCTCACCCGCCAGGCGATCGGCGAGCGCTTGGGACTCTCGGCCAGTTATGTGCGAGCCATTACCTATCGGATGAAGCGCAGTGCAGCACAAGTACGCTCCGAAGGCTGATTCCAATCACGCAGAGGTGCGCCGGTGGTACGAGGAAGCCATGTGCATGACATTCGATGTGCACACGGTTCCTGGGTTTGTCGATCTGATCGTGCGCATTCCCACGAAGGACGGTCCGATTCTGCAGATGGTCGAGGTCAAGACCGAGGATGGACCCATGGAACCCCATCAGGAGACTCTACGGAGGGTTTGGGGCGGCTTTTGCGTCCAGGTGATACGGACCCAAAGGGATGTGATGTTCCACGTGGAACAAGTCCAGGCTCGGCATCCGCCGAGATTCCGCTAAATATTGCATTCAGCCGTTCAAACGCGCATATTCACAGTCCCTACAGGAGAAACTCCATGCCAGGCAAGCCAGAGAATCGAGAATCGATGAAGGGAGAGCCCAAGCACGAGGATCGCGGTCAAGCCGGCAAGGGCGCGCTCAAATCCGAGTTGAAGGTGGGTTCCTGCAACGGCGACGGTATCCGCTTCCCCGTCCACAATTACGACGGGATGGCCATGCCTAAGAAGCCCGGTGGCGCCTAAAATGGGCAACGCCTAAATGGCTAAAGGTGATAATCGGGCCGTCGTAGGAAGCTCTGGGAAGCCCGTAGAGGGGATGGTGCTACGTTCGGGCACCAAGCAGATGAGAAACATTCTGGGGCAGTATACGATCGCTCCAGAGCCCAAAATGCGCGGCGGCGTGCAATTCGATCTGAGTAACGCCCACGATGAGTCAATCGGCGGTAAAGCCCCCGATGGTAGCGAAGGCGGCAAAGTCCTATTCCCCGGCTCAGGCTGATGCGACACGCAACCTTTCACGTGGGCTCGAAGACCATCCACGCCTCCATTGAGGGTGATAAGATCTATTCAGCCGTCCCGCTCTCGACCGATGAGCTCAACGAGATACGTAATACCGACCGGGTACTGACCGCAACCCAAGCCCTCGAGACCGTTCATTCGCATCCGCCCAAGTGGCGCAAACGCTGGAGAGCAGAACATGCCGGAACCGCACAAGGGGGAAACCCTGGGGAAGTTCGTCCAGTCGTGGATAACCTCCAAGGAAGCGCGAGCCAAGTTCCCCAAAAAGACCCAGCGCGAAGCGATAGCCTATTCCGAGGGCAGGAAAGCCAAACTCAAAAAGTGACTATCGAGCCCGGTGAGACCGTCACGGTCGAGGCGAAAGAACCCCCGCGCAAGCCCTGGTTCGGACGGTAATGCTCGAGGATAGCCCAGGGACTCGAATCGGCAATGAGTGCTTCGACGCTCTCCCTAAAAGTGCCAAGGTCAGGCCGCTGCGAGATCAAATCGTCATCGAACCCATTCCCTGGCCCTTCAGCAATATCATCGAAGTCGTCTATACCGGTCGCACATTGCGTGGCAAAGTCCGGGCAGTCGGTCCGGGTTGTTACGAAAAGAAGTACGATGGCCCGAAGGGCAAGCGCACCAAATCCTGGGACTCCCTGCACTTTCGACCCTGCGATGTCAAAGTAGGCGATATCGTCCAATTGGGCGGCCTCGATATCCAGGGGTATCTGTTCCAGACCTTCCGCTGGGGCGATAAGGAAATGGTGATCTGTCGTGAGAACGATGTCACGGGCATTGAAGAGAATGACTAGCATCGAAGGCCCATCGATCGAGAAGCTCAATTATGCGGTCGAGTGCAAGGACCTGGATTACGGCCTCATCTGCGCACGTAATCAGTTGATTAAACGAGTGATAAATCCGTTGATGGACATGATCGACAATACGCTCAAGCCCGATCACGTCATTGACTCGAAGACCGTCTATACGCTCTCGCTCGTCGTCACCTCGACCCGTGAAATTGACACGGTGCAGTAAGCAATTGCTAAAGCATGAGTAATGCAGCCCTCAAAGCTCCTTGGCTCGTTCCGCATCAGTTCCAGCCTGGACAGGTGGCTAACCCCCATGGAAGACCGAAAGGCAGCCGCAATAGGCTTGAGGAGGCTTTCCTCCGTGATCTGGCTGCTGATTGGGATGAGCACGGGGTGGGCGCTATCGCCGCGGCACGAGAAGATGATCCAGTCAGTTACGTCAAAGTCATTGCCAGCCTTATGCCCAAGAAGGTTGATCCAGACGCAGAGCTCGGCGGATTGAGTCGTGATGAGCTGCGAGCCGCAATCGATGCCCTTCGATCCTTCATTGCTCCTCGAGACACTGATAGCGCAGGAAGCACGCCTAGCGAGTCAAGAGAAGCTTAACGACTATCGGCCGTATCAGAAGCAACTAGACTTTCACGCCGCAGGTAGGGACCACAGAGAGCGGCTATTGATGGCAGGCAATCAGCTAGGCAAGACCCTAGCAGCGGGGATGGAATATGCAATGCACGCTACGGGACGTTATCCCCCAGCTTGGCCAGGTAAACATTACGATCGACCTATCGTTGGCTGGGCTGCTGGCATTACTGGAGAAAGTACCCGAGATAACGTTCAGCGCATCCTCCTCGGACGCCCAGGTTCTTATGGGACTGGAGCAATACCTAAAGACGCTATCCTCGATATTACACCCGCCCGTGGCCAACCCGATCTCCAAGACAGCATCAAGATCCGACACGAGTCAGGGCAAGTCAGCCATATCGCGCTCAAATCTTACGAGAAAGGCCGCGAGAAATGGCAGGGCGAAACACTCGACATCGTCTGGTTCGATGAGGAGCCCCCATTAGACATCTACATCGAGGGCTTAACCCGTACCAACAGCACCGTTGGGCCGGTGTTTGTCACATTTACGCCGCTTCTCGGGATGTCCGATGTGGTCAAGCGCTTCCTCCTAGACAAAATCCCTGGGACGCACGTCACGCAGATGACCATAGACGATGTGAGCCATTACACGGCGGAGCAGCGGGCCGCGATCATCGCGAGTTACCCGGAATATGAGCGAGATGCTAGAACCAAGGGAATCCCACAGCTCGGATCTGGACGAGTTTTCCCAATTGCCGAGGACGAACTTGTATGCGCTCCATTTGCGATCCCGGACTACTGGCCGCAGGTGGGGGGCCTTGATTTCGGGTGGGACCACCCAAGCGCAGCTATCCGCATGGCTTGGGACCGAGACGCTGATTGTCTCTATGTCACCGCGTGCCACCGTCAACGGGAACAAACGCCTGCCATGTTCGCCGCCTCTATTCGACCTTGGGCCGAGTGGCTCCCCTGGGCATGGCCCCATGACGGGTTACAGCACGATAAGGGCTCAGGCGAGCAGCTCGCTGCCCAGTATCGATCCCAAGGCTTGAAGATGATCGGCCAGCGTGCGACCTTCCCGGACGGTACAAATGGCCTGGAAGCGGGTGTTGCCGAAATGCTTGATCGCATGCAGACAGGGCGCCTTAAGGTGTTCTCAACGCTCTCGGATTGGTGGGAAGAAATGAGAATGTACCATCGTAAAGATGGACTAATAGTGAAGGTCAGAGACGATCTGATGTCAGCTACTAGATACGCTATGATGATGCGTAGATTCGCCGAGACGCAGTTCAAAACTGGCACTAACACGCAGCGTTCATTCTCTGGCGCTGGACGTAATGATGGCCTCGGTTGGCTAGGAGCCTAGATGTCTGGATGGCGCAATACCATTGATAAGATTCTCGCGCGCAAGTTCGTCGATGAGAATGATTGCTGGATCTGGCAGGGCGCCAAGAACAAGGGATACGGGCTAGTCATGTATCAGCGCCGCCATTGGCGGGTGCATCGCCTGCTTTATGAGGCAGCAAAGGGAGCAGTTCCGCCTGGATATCATTTGGACCACCTTTGCCGCAATCCGTCCTGCGTCAACCCTGATCATCTAGAGGCAGTCACAGCACGAGAAAACATTCTGCGTGGCGTAGGGGCTTCGGCTAGGAACGCCAAAAAGACGCACTGCCCCCAAGGCCATCCGCTGGCAGATGGATATGTGAATTCTAGGGGTTCGCGCGAGTGTAGGCCCTGCCGCAAATCGGCGTATCAGCGCTGGAAAGCCCGTGCTTCAGGGACTACGTGAGGCAACGTGCCCCAGCCCCCCATTGACTTCACCAAACAAGCCGACACCGACGAGGAAGTCTTCGCCGAGTGCTCGGAGCGGCTGCGCATCGCCGAGGAGATCGAGTCGCCTAACCGCCTCCTCGCGATAGAGGATCTGGAGTTCGAGGATGGACAGCAGTGGCCGGATGACATCTACAACTTACGTAAGATCCAACGGCGTCCCAGTCTCACGATCAATCACACTGCAACTCTTGTGCGTCGCGTCACGAATAACATGCGTGAACAACGACCTAGGATCAAAGTACACCCTGTTTCCGACGCGACCATTGACGATGCGCGAGTCGCTAATGGATTGGTCCGCCACGTTGAAACCCTTTCCAAGGCCTCCGTCGCCTATGACACCGCTGGGGCAAGTGCTGTTCGGATCGGCTGGGGATATGCTCGAGTCGTGGGCGAATACGTAGACGAAAAGAGCTTCGAGCAAGAACTCAAGATCAAGCCGATCAGGAATGCCCTCACCTGCTATATCGACCCAAGCTCCGAGATGCCCGACGGTAGCGATGCCGAGTGGTTCATCATCACCGAATGGATGAAAAAGACGGCTTTTAAGCGAGCGTACCCCGATGAGCACCTCAACGAATGGCCCCACGGAGCCCCAGGGGACGATCAGCACAAGTGGGAGAACAAAGAAAGTATCCGTCTTGCCGAGTATTACCGCATCAAAAAGACCAAAGAGGCTCTATATAAGCTCTCCAACGGTAATACTGTATTTGCCAAGGACTACGCCAAGCGTAAGGAAGCTTTCGACCTCGCCGGTATCCAGATACTCGATAAGCGCACCTCAGAGCGCCGCACGGTGCAGTGGTTTCGCATCTCGGGTACTAAGGTCGTTGATAAGCGCGATCTCAAGGGCCGCTGGATACCTATCAGCCGCTGCGAGGGCAATGTTCTCGACTTAAACGGCGATGTGCGGCGCAAGGGCATGATTCGGGATATGAAAGACCCGGCGCGCTCGGCTAATTATTGGGAGACGGCTAAGGCTGAGAAGCTCGCGCTGTCCTCGAAAGCGCCCTATATCGCGGCTGAGGGGCAAACTGATGGGCATCCGGAGTGGGACGATGCGAATCAGAAGCCGTATTCCATCCTCAAGTACAAACTGCTCTTAGGTATGGATGGACAGCCGTTACCTGTGCCGCCCCCGCAGCGCACCCCGCCCGCCGAGGTAGAAGCGGGTTTTAAGGAGGCGTCTGAGTCGAGCTTAAAGAACCTGATGATGATCGCGGGCATGCCCCACGAGCCTGGACAGGACACGCCCGGCACGGTCGTATCCGGGGTCGCGCTGCGTCGTCGCCAGGCGATATCCGATATCAGCCATTTCCAGTTCTACGACAATCAGACGATGTTCATCAGCCACATTGGCGAGATCTTGCTCGACCTCTTCCCGTACTACTACAGCGAAGAGCGTATGCAGCGCATCATCGGGGAGGACGGCACGCCGCAAATGGTCAAGATCAATCAGCCGGTGACCGAGGGCGGGGTACAGCAGATCAAGCACGATATGTCGGTCGGGCGCTATGACGTTGTCATGGATACAGGCCCAGGGTATGAGACCAAACGCCAGGAAGGCGCGGAGAACATGCTTGACCTACTTAAGACGCCTCTCGCGGAACCAATTGCTAAGACGGGCGCTGATTTGGTCGTTCGCAATATGGACTTTGCTGGTGCTGATGATCTCGCTGACCGTCTTATGCCGCTGAATCAGCAGGGCATGCAGAAGGCGATGGAGGATATGCCGCATAGCGCCAAAGGCGTCGTCCAGGCGCTGATGATCCAGAACCAGCAGCTACAGCAGGAATTACAGAAGGCGCAGTTAGAGATCAAGTACAAGGGCTCAATCGAGCAGGGCTGGATGCAGGTTGAGCGCGAGAAGGCCTTGGGGGCCAATGTCACCAAGGTCCACGATACCGAGAAACGCAGTCAGACGGCACTCGATGTGGCCGAACTCAGCGCGGGCGCCAAGATCATCGATTCTCGCCAGTCAGACCGTCACGAGAAGGGCATGGCAGAGCGAGAAATGGAGCATGCGGAGCAAATGACTGCTGCAGAAATGGCACACTCCGCGGAGGAGAGCGATAAGGACCGCAAAGCGGCCAAAGCAAAACCAGCGAATGGACAGGGGAAATGAGATCTGCGTGGCGCATTGGCAATCTCGATTATTTGTTATGTCAGGTCACCCCAGAAGAAATGGACAAAATGCGGGCAGCGCACCCTTTCGTAGGCATCCCTGTGTGCATAGCGCTGTACGATGATGGGTGGGACGTTTACCCAGATCCAGAGAGCGGCGAGCGAGTTGTTGTCGCTGATGTTGTTGTCGCTGATGGTGGGATTCCAATAAATAGGTGGGACTTATATGGCTAAGGTCGTGACCAGCGATGGTGGTATTCAGAGCACGGAAGTCATTGCCGATAAGAAGCGCCCAGCGCGCGAGGCCGCAGCGCCGCTCGAGGTTGTGAAGACGCCTGAAGCCGTTAGCGTAGGAGAGTCCAGTGTTCGAAGCGGCGACAAAGCTGATGTGGCGGGAAGCACTAAAGGTGATTCAACATCCACTCAATCGGGACAGGCTAATGCCGATCCTAATGAGGGCATCGACCAAGACGATGTCGCCGAGCTCGCCAAAGAGGAATACGCCAAAGAGCGCCGCCGTGTCGGTAAGTATGTTGCTCGACTCCGCGCGCAAGAAGCTCTCGCCAAGCAAAAGACCGAAGAAGCGGCCGATAGCGACCGGCTCGCCGAAAACCTCTTCAACGAGCGCGAACTGTGGCGCAAGAAGGCCGAAACAGCCGAGAGGGAAGCGGCCGAGCTTAAAGCCAAAAACACACCGCCGCCGGCCGAGCTAAAGGAGCCGCAGCCCGAGGATGCCAAATACAAGAACGAGAAGGGCGAGTTCGACTGGCTCAAGTTCAGTGACGATCGGGCCGAGTACAAGGTGCAGAAAGCCCTCGCTGCGGATCGCGAGAAACAGCGACAAGACCAGGAGACCGTGCGGCTCGAGGCTGCGCGTATCGAGCGGCAGAAGAAGGTGGATGCCGCGGTTAAGAAGAATCCCGACTGGCAGGAGGTCGTTACCAAATCGCAGCTGATGTTGCAACAGTCAGTTCTTGACTACATCGATTTGTCGGATTATGGTACGGACATAGCGTACTTTCTGGCGAAGAACCCGGAAGTTGCTGGCAAGATCGGGAAACTGCACCCCATTAAAGCAGTGGCCGAAGTTAGGGATCTCGAGTTAAGTCTTACGAAGCCCGCAGAAAAAGCTACTCCCCCGGTAGCGCTGGCATCGGAAGCGGCAGAACGGCAGGGAGCCCCGGCTCCGATCACTCCAATTGCTGCATCTGGCGCGAATCCGCCTCCCATAGATCCCGCCAAGATGAACTTTCAGCAGTTGCGCGCGTTTGAGCGCGAGCGAGCGAGAAACGCCCGCAGGAGATGACCGTCGCCTAGCTCCTTGAGTTAACCCCTAACTTTTGGAGCTTCTGTGGCCAACAATTTGCTAACGATGAGCTACATCACGAACGAGTCACTCGTCGTGCTGGAGAATGAACTCGTCATTGCTAACCGCGTAGAACGCCAGTACAGCAATGAATTCGCCCAAACGGGCGCGAAAATAGGCAACACCGTCAATATCCGCCGTCCGCCCCGGTACAAGGGTACCTACGGTCCGCCGCTCAACGTCGAGGACACCAACGAGACCTATATCCCGGTGGTCCTCAACTACCAGTTCCACGTGGACATTCAGTTCACGACTCAGGATCTCGCACTGAGCATGGACATGTTCAAGAAGCGGGTGCTTAAGCCACAGATTGCGACCGTTGCCAACCGTATCGACTCAGACTCCGCGCAGTATTACTACCTGAATACCGCCGCGCAGCTGGGCACCGTTGGGGTGAGTCCGAACAGCCTCAAGATCTTCACCGACGCACGCGCCTACCTGGCCAACGAGTCCTGCCCGCGCGAAGGTGAGAAAAACGCGGTACTCGACCCCACTTCTATGTCCTCGATGGTTGCCACCGTCCAGGGGTTGTTCAACCCGCAGGCGAAGATCGGCGAATATATCGAGACCGGCATGATCGCTCGCGAGTTCGCAGGCCTCGATTGGTGGGAGGACCAGAACATCCCGGTCTACACCACGGGCGCGCAGGGCGGCTCGCCGATCCTGACAACCCCGGTCGCTGGTACGGCCTTCTTGACCTCTGGGTGGGCTCAGCAGGGCACCGTATCGACTCAAGGCTGGACCTCATCGACTGCGGTCGTCCAGGTGGGTGATGTGATCCAGTTTGCCGGTGTCTATCCGGTCAACCCGCAGAACCGCAACCAATACGGTAAGGCGCTGCGGCAGTTCGTCGTTCTGCCGCCGGGTGGCTTTGTAAGCCCGCCCAACGGCGCTGCGGCAACTACACTCACCTACGGCGCGGCGAGTCTCGCGGCAGGTACTTGGAACCCGGCAACGGGTGCCTATACGAGTTCCGGCACGGGCACGCTCACTCTGACGATTGGCGACTGCTGCATCTCGGGCGGCCAGTTCCAGAACGTGACGGTAGCGCCTGCTTCGGGTGCGGTGATCACAGTGAATGGCGGCACGAGCTACGCCTCCACCGCAACCACTCAGTCTCTCGTGTTCCACAAGTACGCATATGCGCTTGCCTTTGCTGACTTGCCGCTCCCTCGCGGTGTGGAGTTCGCGGCCCGCGCTTATGACGATGAGGATGTCGGAATGTCCATTCGTGTTGTGTCGCAGTACACAATAAATAATGACAGTGAGCCTACTAGGGCGGATGTCTTGTACGGGCCTGCAAGCCTATACAGAACACTCGGTCTACGGGTCTCGGGTTAAGGAGTAAGCCATGCCTAACGTAAATCCTGGTCCGGCTTCTACCTCGACCCCCTCGGCCACCAATGTCCTAGCTCCCGCGAGTCAGCCGAACTTCGGCAACCTGTACCAAGGGTCGAATGCGATGCGCCTGCTGGCATTCCAGCAGGCCGTGAATATTTCGACCACGGGCGATGCGGCGGTCTTGCCGCTCATCAATACTCAGCGCTTCAGCTTCTCGAACGCGGGTGCGGGCGCTGGCTGTATTGTGCTCGCGAATCCCGGAGCGTATGTGAACGGGGTATTTACGCCCGGTACTTCGGTCACATGCGTGTTTCGCTGCTGGTCTGGGCCTGCTGGCACAGGCACGGCGCTCTGTGCTTCCACGACTTCGACCATGACGGGAGCCACGTCGGCGCTGTCGATCCAGCAAGTCACCTCGACGGCCACGGGTTTTTACCTGACCTCTAACTGGGGTGTCGGCGCGACCAATGGTCAGGGCGGTGCGTCGTCCTACAACATCTATTTCAACATCACCACGGCGTCGGCTTCCACCGCGACTCAGTTCGATGTGTACTTCTACGGGATGGATCTGACGTAACACACCGCCTAGTTCCCCTGGGCACAACTGGGGCGCATATGGCGCCCCGTTTTTTAAGGAGCGAACATGCCGATTGGTGAAATGGGTATACCCTGGGGCAACATCCTCAACAACTTCATTCTGAAGGCGACACTCACTCCCGTCGCGACGACCGCTACCTCGACGGTCGAGCAGAACTTCACGGTGAACGGGCTCGCGATAGGGGACCAAATTTCGGATATCTCTCTGCAAGCGGCGTTCTCGAATACGGTGCTTTCCATCGCAAACGCGCGAGTCAGCGCCGTCAATACGCTCACTCTTGCCATCACTAACCCCACCGCGGGCTCTTTGACATACCCGACCGGTAGCTACTACATCGAAGTCAACCGCCCCGACTTGCAGAACCTGCCCTCCGTCATTCAATGAGCGAGATCTTTGCCTTTAATCCGCTCTACACGAATACCGGCAACGCAGGAACGCCGGCCGGTACTCTGCAAGCCTCCTTGACACTTGCAGCGACAACGAGTGCGCAAGCGGTTGTGCTTCCAGGGGGCAATTCGAGCTGCAATCAAATCCAAATAGCTAATCAGACGGCAGCGTGGGCCTATGTGAACTTCGGTATTGCGGGTTCTGTGACGGCTGCCACGGCTGCGGCTAGCTACCCCGTGGCACCAGGGGCTGTCGTCGTCGTATCGGTCGCGACCGAGGTCACGGGCGCTTCCTGCATTCTCGCCGCGGGCGCGACGGGCGCTTCTGTGACCTTTACCCGAGGGAACGGCCTATGAGTCTCAAAAGCCCAGGTAATGGCAATGGTGCGCAGACAGGCTCAGCAGCGAGTTTCACGACTGCTACTGTCACGGCCGCGACTCCCACGGGCGCTACCGGGGGCGTTCAATTTGGCACGACCACGACCAATACGGTGGCGGCTGGATCGGGGACTGCACTCCCTGCGACTCCGCAAGGGTACTTGTCGGTGAATATCGGCGGTACGGTCTATAACATTCCGTACTTCCCGGCCTAATGCGTGGGCGCCGTCACCTCGAGCGGCCTGGACTTAATCACCGGGGCACTTCGCAATCTCGGGGTCCTCGCAGGCGGCGAGCCAGCCGATGCGACCGATGCGGGCGACTCGCTCCAGACGCTAAACGATCTGCTCGAATCCCTATCGACCGATAAGGACTTCGTCTACTCGACCAATTACAACAAGCTCGCGTGGACCCCAGGGCAGACCGACTACACTATGGGGAACCCCACCCAGGGGACGTTCAATGGCAATGTGACGGCCGGAAGCCCCTTTATCACGGGTGTGACGGCAAGCTTGACGCTCACCACGGGCATGAATGCACAGGGCCTTGTGGTGGGTGGCACGCTGACCGATACCTCAGGCGCCATCCCCACGGGCACCTACATCATTGCGGGTTCGGCCAATACCGGCACGATCACGATGAGTGCCAATGCGACGGGCAGCTTCACAACCGATCAGATCACCTATACCGCGCCGGGTAACTTCGCCATTCCGCGGCCGCTGCACATCCGGTCTGGATATACGCGCATTACCGCATCCGGCAATACGGGGCTGGATTACTGGTTCGATGTCTGTAGCTTCGATGACTATAACGAGATCGGCTACAAGGGCGTACCGGGTCCGTGGCCCTATGTCGTGGCTGTGCGGCCCGACTTCCCCTATGCACACCTATTCGTCTACCCCAACCCGCAGCAAGCGGGCGAGGTGCATTTCTACACCGATGTGATCTTGGCGGACTTGCAATCGACGACGAGTACATTCTCGCTGCCGCAGGGCTACAGCCGCGCGATAAAAAAACTCCTAGCGATAGAACTAGCCCCTGAGTACGGCAAGCAGCCGAGTCCGGAACTGCTGCGGCAGGCGTGGGAGGCGCGGCAGGTTATCAAGGCGCTAAACGCGAGTCCGGTTAAGAAACTCAGATTTGATAGCGCACTGATGGCCGGCAATGGTAAGGATGCGTCCTTTATAATGCACGGCGGCTTTGGTAGTAACCTCTAATGGCCCAGCTATCCGACAATCTCGGCAACGAGGTCTACAACGCCTATCCGATCGAGCTCGTCAATACCGGCGCGTATAACATGGATGCGACGGGCACGAACTTTAACAATGCCTGCATCATCTGGAATGCCAATTTTGCTCAGATATTCGCAGGCACAGGCACTGCGCCGCAGGTTATCAACGTATCGACGGCGATCAATAACGGCCAGGGCGATAGCGCCTATACGGTATTCACCAAGTGCAATGCGAACTTCGGCTACATCTTCCCGTTGCTGCGCGGTGAGCCGCTTCCCTATCCTATCAATGTCGGCAATGGCGCCTATAACGGCATCATTGGCTTAGGCGACCCCGGCGTACTCGCTTGCATCAAGGTCAATGAAATGTTTGCGGCGTTTGGATGAGCCCCGCTAAGCGCTATGTCGTGGCACCGCAGGGGGGAGGGCCGCCGCTCCTGATCGCTACGAACTCGCCGCTGGTGTCGGGCGAGGTGGGCCTTGCGTATTCGCAGACGCTGCAAGGCACGGGCGGCGCACCCCCCTATTTCTGGTCCGTAGTCTCGGGCTTCTTCCCCACGGGGCTAAATCTATCCACGGGCGGCGTCGTATCGGGCACCCCGTCGGCCACGGGTTCATCGACCGTGGTGCTGCGGATCATGGATTCCAGGGGCACGCTGTCGCCAACCAAATCCTTTGGTATCACCGTCGTCGCCGCGGTCACGATCACGACTGGCGCGACGCTCCCGACGGCTACGCAAGGGCTGACCTATACGCAGACCCTGGCGGCCACGGGCGGGGTCACGCCCTATACCTGGTCGCTCCTCTCCCAGACCGGCAGCAATACTTGGTCCGTGTCTTCCAGCGGTACCATCAGCGGTACGCCTACGAGCTCGGAAACTGACTCACTCGATATCCAGGTAGTCGATGCGCTGGGGGGTATATCGACGCGCGTATTCAGCCTGACGGTGCAGAATAGCCTCTATATCACCACAACCTCACCCTTGAGCACTGCGACGCAGGGCAGCGCTTACAGTTTCACGATGGCTGCAGTGGGTGGCACGGCGCCCTATACATGGTCTCTAACTTCGCAGACGGGGTCTAACAGCTGGTCATTGTCGAGCGGCGGCGTGATCACGGGAACGCCTGCGAATGTAGAGACGGACAGTCTCGTGATCAAGGTCACGGATAGTGCCAGTGCGACCTTCAGCGGCACCTTCACGATTACGACTGCGGCGAAAATGAACTATCTTGGGATGAACCTTGCTCAGCCTGGGTACGGGGCGACTCAACAAGCGTTCTTAAATCTGGTGAAAGGCGCCAATGCCAATGGCACCAGCTACATGCCGCACGCCTGGGGCACGTTCTCATCCGTTGGGGGCACCTCAAGCACGGGCGAAGAGCCGTTCGTACAGATCGATGCCAATGGATATCCCACCTCGCTTACGGCAGGGAACAACTTCTCAGGGATGCAGGTGTTCACGTGTCTTGGGATTTGGATGAACTACAACACGTTCGATGGCAGCTCGCTCCCCTCGACCGTACCGGGGTACTATCCGTCCGGTTCCTACACGATTCAGTTCCAAGGCTCTGGCACCTTGGTGCTCAAGGGGGACGCGGCCAATGGCTCGGTAGCCTATGCCTCGGGAGGTGCCTCGAACGTCACGGTCAACACCTCGACCAACACCATCACGAGCACGCTCTCAGGCGCGGCGCAGGGGTCGGTCACTTTCAGCGTTCCAACCCCGACCAACTCGGGGATTCAGTTCTATCTCACCGCCACTGGGGCTGCTCCCAATAACCTACAGGCGCTCGCTTGCGTACAGACCTCGCTCCTTGCAAGCTACAACGCAGGGCAGTACTTTCATCCGAATTTCTTAGCCTCCATTGTCAACCTGTCGCGCTTTCGCTTCATGGATTGGCTCGTTACGAATTACCAGACGACAGGATTTGCCTTCACCGCCGCGCTTTCGACCGGTGCAACGACCGCTACTTTAGCCTCATCTCCCGGAGGCTCCAGCGCGAACTGGGCGCGGGGCAATCTCGTCATCCCCTGCATTCTGGGGCAGGAGCAAACCACTGGCACCGATACCGGTCAGCTTGCCTATGTGCGCTTTACCTATGGCTCGCCCACGGTGCAGTTCGTCACATCGAGCTCCACTTGGACGAGCTACACGGCTAGCGGCCTTACGCAAAATGTTACATGCACCGGTGGGGGCAATAACCAGCTCTTCGTACCCACTTATTGGAACTGGTCGCAGCGCACACAACTCTCAAGCTGTTCCTGGGCGCTCACGAGCGGCGTGCCCTATGAAGTGTGCTTTGCGCTGTGTAATCAGCAAAGCGCCGATTGCTGGATCACGATCCCGGTGCAGTTCAATACTTTCATGGGCACGCAAGGTTTCTGGACGAGTCTCGCGAATTTAGCGCTTGCGAACTTAAACGCCACTTGCCGGTTGATCCCCGAGTTCACCAACGAGTATTGGAACCTGCGCCAGACGCTGTGTCCCTGCACAGTCATCGGCTATGCGCTATTCCCCTCGATCGGTAATAACACGGAGGAGTCCGCGCAATGGTACGGCAGTCAAGTTGCCCTCATCGCGGATGCTTTCTATGCGGCGTATGGAGCCAGCGCCTACGGCCAACAGATCACTATGTCGATGGGCTATGGCTCTGGACCGAACTCGGGTGGAGCGTTCCAAACGGCTGAGTCGATGAACGCCTCGGCTTGGGTGGCGCAGGGCAACTATGCCCCCTATCAGCATCCTTACGCAAAGTATCAGGCCACCGGGGTGGGCATCGATGCAATCCATGTGGCACCTTATTGGACGAACCCCTCAAGTACTGTCTACAACCAAATTCTCACCTATTCGACGCAAGCTGAGCAACTGAACGCACTCTTTAGTCTCGCTTACACGAACGTTGACGTATACGGCTATAACTACGGATCGAACTTGAGCACGAGCGGGTTTGTCGGCTCGGCCAACGTGGCACTCACTGCCGCGATCGCGGATAATTCCTCCCAAGCCTGGGCGAATCTACCCTACCTTGGGTACGAGGGTGGGAACAACTTCTCTGGCACCGGCACCTGGGAAACGCTTTTCATTGCCGCGCATCGTGATCAACGCTTCGGCTACCTGTACTACGACCCGACGAACCAACTTTCCTCTAACCCCGGATTCTTGGTTTCAGTGCTCAGCGCAGGACTGAAGAGCTTCGACTTCTTCGAGGATTGTGGTTTCTACGGCGCGGATTTTGCCTGGTATGCACTCGAGAGCACGATGCAGATGACTGCGCTCGCGCCGACCTACGGTGCGGGGAGTTACACGCCCCCCATTTGGGCCGCGTGTCAAGAGTACCTGGGTAACTACGGCTCATCTACTTTCAACTACTATATCTCTCCGACTGGAAATGATGCCGCTGCCGGTACGCTCGCGGCTCCTTGGGCCGTTACGAGCCTAGTGACGAGTTCGTCTAATTTCTCAAAGATGACGGGCATGCGCGTAGGATTTTTGCCAGGTACCTACAATGTATCGTCCATGATTCCCTCGGGGAATCCCTACGCTGGGGCGATTCAGATCAATGGTGGTAGTTCCACAAGCCCCACCTATTACGGAAGCTCGAATGCTTCTGGCGTTTACGCGATTGGCACAGCCACTATCAGTGGCTTTAACGGCAGCAATGTGCCGAATGGCGGCTTGTCTTACCCGAACAATGGGCCTTTATTGGCAGGGTGCATGAACGGCAACAGTCCGCAACTTTCCAATCAAACCGGCTGGCTCACGATCGATGGGCTACGCTTTACCGGGTATTCTTACAAGGCTGTACGTATTGGCGGTGTGTCAAGTGCGAGCGGCCCTTCAGTCACGGGTCAAGTCATTATTAAAAACTGCGAATTCACCGGGCAGACCCTGGTGGGGCTCTCGAACAGCAGCGATAACGAGTCCTCCATTTGGGTGGATGGGATCTCCACATCAAATTCTGCACTCATTACCAATAACTGGTTCCACGACAATCAAGGTACCGGGGGCACTTCGGGCGATCAGCATTTGAATTCCATCTTCATCTTCAACTCGGCCAATGTGACCATTTCCTATAACACCGGCTACAACTCCGGTGGCCTCGCCTGGGGTAAGGATTCGGCAAACCAAGGCACTACCGTCGCCTACAACTACGTCGATATGTCGATGATGACGGCCTCGGGGGGCATGAACTGCTTTAACGATTTCACAGGCGCTTACAACAACACCACGGGGCTCACCCTGACTTCTAACTTCCACCACAACATCTGTGTGGCAGACAATGCGTTTAACTTCACGCTGAAGGGTGCGGCGGTGGGTGAGACCTGGCAAACACCGGTCAATATCTACAACAACACCATCATTGCCAACGGCTCATCGTCTACGGGTACTTGGGCGGTGGGGCGAAGTGCGGGCTTGGTTTCCATTTATAACAATATCTATGCCGGCACTGCGGGCGGGGCAAGCTATGGGGTGCAGTGCACTGGCACGAGCTCGCTCGCGATCAATGATTACAATGGCTATATCACGGCGGTGAATTGGGGAGTCGGGGCCTCGCAGAGCGCGAATGGGGGCTACCCTTCTGGCACTACCTCGTCACTTTCTACCTATCAAGCGGATGTAGTAGCGGGGGGCGGTCCTGCAGGGGTGAATTCACATTCCGTACCAAATAATTCACCTGCTTTTGTGGCAAGCGGTACTTTGGCGCCTTACTACCAGTTGCAAGCCACATCGCCCTTCAAGAATGTGGGTTCTACGACGGGAACCGTGGGCGGGACGGTATGTGACATGGGCGCGTGGGGCGGCGCGATCCCGCCGACTTCAATCGGCTGTAATTTCGCGAGTGCAACCTAAATGACTTCCCCACTGAACGTTGTTCAGATTGTTGACTCCGGCGCTAAGGCATCCGCTTCATCGGCGGCGGTGGCATTTACTAGTTCGACTCCGGTCGTCGGTAACTCGGTGATTGTCTCGATTAGTCTAAAAGCGGGGGGTACTCCAACAGTATCAACAGTCACTGATAATTATAGTAATACTTATACCAAAATCATCTCATTGGGATTCGTGTCAGGCGATACAGAGCTCTGGTGGTGCGAAAACATTGCAACAAGTGGCGGCACTTTTACGGTCACGGTCACTCCGTCTGTTTCTTGCCAGTATGTTTTATCTCTTATGGAAGTCGCGGGGCTTTTGGGTATTGATCAGACCCACACCGCGACGGGCACTGCGGGGGGTTCTTCCCCGATCACTATTACAAATGGTAGTGCTAACTCAGTTGCTACCGATCTAGTGGTTGCGATTAATCAATTTGGTATTGGATATATTGCCGGTGCCACGAGCACACAAACTCCACCCGGTAACAATGGTGTTAGTGGAGCGTTCAATGTTTGGAGTTTTTATGACACGAGCACGGGCACGAACAACTTAGCTCAATTTGGATTGAGTTCCGGTTATAAACTTGTAAGCGCTATAGAGACTAGCAGTGCGGCGTGGACTTTTAGTGTGGTCACCGGAGACCGTGAGCAAATGTTACTAGCAAGTTTTCAGGGCACGAATGCCCTTTATACCCCATTTACGCAAACTCAGTTTTTTGTGACTGATACGATTATTCAACAGTAAGGAGCAACTAAAGTGCCTATTCCGATGAATGTGTCGATCGACGGGGGAACTCCTCAATCGATCACGGCGGCTGCAACCGTTATCTTGCAGGGGACCAACTCATCCTCGAAACCCATTCGCTTGAAGCGCATTCAGATGCAATCGAGCAATACCGGCTCGACGCAGCAGATCGTGACGGTGAGTTATGGATTTTATGCCACGGGTACTGCGGGCGGTACCACGGTGACGGCGCTGCCAGTCGATGAAGCGCTGATCGGTGTCTATACGGGCTCCACGATCTTCAAGGCTGTCACGACGACGCTCGGAACCACCTTCACGAACCACTTTTCGTGGCAGTGGAACACGGCAAACCCGTTCGACATCTTGGATGGATTGCAGGAGCTACAGACCGAAATTCCAGCATCGAAGGTCTGGGCGATCATTCTACCGACCGCACCTACGGCCTTTAGCTTGACAGGCACGGTGAACTTCGAAGAGTTCGGCTGAGCGTGGGATAGGCACTTTAAGATGGCGGTCCCCAAAGGGCCGCCTACTTTATGGCCGTCCAGAATGTTTGCGTTAATAATGTCACTGTCATTGGTCCTTCCTGGGCCAAGACCGCGGCTAATCTGTTGGTATTGGCGACATATAAAGCACCGCCTCAGCAGTTCAACAGCAATCGCTATGTCCAAGTCGAGAACACCGCACGCATCCATTCGTGGAAAGGGACGCTTACTGTCCTTGCGCAGACGACTGCGCTCACGGCCGATATCTTGCTCGGCAACGATACGACCGGCTGGGGTGATTGGACGCCAGAGAGCTATATACAGCCCTGGAAGTTCAACAGCATCGTCCGGGACAGTTTCACACCGTACAACGTCGCGCATGATGTACAGCGCTGGCCGATGGCCAAACAGGTCTTCGAGCCTGAAGTCTTCCTCAAACCCTGGACGTTCAACAACGTCGTTATCAACGGCTTTAGCCCGTACAACCCCGGCCACGATGTTCAGCGCCAGAAACAGGCGCAGCAGTGGATGGACTATGTCGAGTATCCACAGAACTGGCATATCACGACGCTCGTCACGAATCAGATCAACCCGGTATTCGTACCGGTACCGAATCCGCCATGCGTTTCTGCGTGGACCGCAGATTCAGGCCAGGTCACGGCAGACAGTATCAACTTCACCTGCGATGGAGCTGATCTTGTGAACAATGGAGGGGCGGCAATCGTAGAGGACAAGTCTGGGCAGACATCCAACAGGCTGGCTTATTCCACCTCGGTGCCGCTGTTCGTGGTGCCATATAAGAATAATGGTGGCACCTGATGCCGTACATTCCAGTGGATCCCGGCATTGTCGGACCCTCCTACCAAGCGCCAATGACGCTCCAGGATGCCGAGAATGCGATTAACTACTACACCGAGGTGGCAGAGGTAGAGGGCGCTAAGAAGCCTGTAGCGCTCTTAGGTACCCCAGGACTCGCATCGGCATGCGCGACTGCGGCTTCTGCCGTGCGCGGCATGTGGGTACTCCCTGGAGGCCTACAGGCCCTCGCGGTGGTTGGCCCTTCGCTTTATCTGCTGACCATCCAGACAGCGGCCACCATGACATCGCAGGCCGTCATACAGGCCGCTTTTGTGGGGAACCTGCTCACCTATTCAGGCCCCGTAGCGATACGCGATAACGGCGTGCTTGAGAACGGCTTAGGCGGCTATGCCGTCATAGTCGATGGGCCAAACCTCTATTATTACCTCCTGTCCGGGGTGACTTATAGCTTTACCTTCACCGCGGCCGTAGGCAATGGCAGCAATATTCTCACGCTGCCCGGTGAGGTGCCGAACGGCATTGTGATCACCTCGGGCGGCACGGTAACGGCAGCTTCTGGATTCATACCATCCGGGGTGAACCTTAAAACGCTGATCGTCAATGTCAATACGATTCCAGATCCTAATGCCACCATCACTCTGTCGAATCAGGCGACTGGCACGAATGCGAGCGACACCATTACACTCTCGATACCGGTGTTCGGACGCATCACTGACCCTGGGTTCCTAGGCTCGAATCGGATCATGTTCATTGAGGGCTGGCTCGGGTTCGCGCAGCCGAATACCCGCACGATGTATACGACAGGGCCTACACCGTATCAGTTGCTCTTCCCAGGCCTGTTCTTTGCGCTTAAAGACTCATCGACCGACAACATCGTCACTCACCAGGAGAATAACCGCGAGTGGTGGGTGATCGGGGAACGCACGACCGAGGTTTGGTATAACGCGGGCAATACCATTTTCTCATTCTCGCGGGTACCCGGCGTGGGACCCCAAATTGGCTGTTCCGCCACGGCATCGCTCGCCCGCATGGGCCAAGGTCTCGTATGGTTGGCCAAAAATGAGCAGGGCGAGAACGTGGTCGTTCAGAGCGTGCAATACACCTGGCAGAGAATATCCAATCACGCCATCGAGACAGCCATAGCCTCCTATCCAGTGGTTTCGGATGCGATCGGCTATGCCTATGAGGAGGCAGGACATCTGTTCTACGTTCTCACCTTCCCAACCGCTGATGTAACTTGGGTCTACGATGGTACGGCTTCACAGCAATTGGGGAAACCCTCCTGGCATCAGCGAGCTTCTTTCGATCCGATCGCTGGTCAATATCACCGGCATCGCGGTAACTGCTTTATCGATTTTGCCAATATGCGCTTAGTCGGCGATTACCAGAACGGCACGATTTGGCAGATGAGCCGTAGCTTCTATACCGAGGGCACGGCGCCTTTACGCGCCCAACGGCGCTCGAAACATATCTGGAAGCCGGATGCCCGTACACGTGTCTCGCAATCATCGCTCCAGATCGAATTTACCCCAGGGGTCGGCGTGAATCCCGCAACCGCGCCCCCCATCGCAGGCATCGGCCCGTCGGGTGTTAACCAGGGACAGAACCCGCAGGCGATGCTGCGCTGGTCGGACGATGGGGGCTTTACCTGGAGCCGGGAGCACTGGCGCTCGATCGGCGTACAGGGAGCTACGAAGAACCGGTGTAAGTTCAACCGACTTGGGCGAGCCAGGGACAGGGTCTATGAGGTGAACGTGTCTGACCCGGTGAACCGTGACATAATCGGTTGTACTTTGTACATGGAGCTAGAAGAGTCGTGAGCATCATCTTCAATGTGGCGCCTACGTACGATACTCCGCTTACTGTCAGCGGGAAGACCCATACAACGTGGTATCGATATTTCCAAAATATCTACAAAGGTCTCCCGCCATCGTCAGAATCTACCTTAACTTTGGGCGCATCTCCCTGGGCCTATAATGCTCCGTCTAAGGGCTTCGTCATTATCCGCGGGGGCACCGTATCAGCCGTAGAGTTCACCCGCGCGACGCCGACGCTCACTGGCCAGACACAAGGGATATTCCCTCTCTCTCAGGGTGATACCTTGACTATTACCTATGCGGCCCTTCCTACCGTGCTGTGGGTGCCGCAGTGATAGTCCTAGACAATTTCCTAAAAGATCCAGTCGCAGTACGCAATTCCGTGCTCGCAGCGGGCATTGGGACGTGGCGTCCGAATAAGGGTAAATCGGGCGCTGATTATTACGATGGTATTGGATTCTACGGCGACCATGCGCCGATCATTGAAACTATCTACAAAAAGGTGGGAATGATCGGCTATCCCAATAGCATGTGCTTTCGGGTGACCAACGAAGGCACCGGGGAAGGGGTGATCCACTCCGATGCTGGAGCCGGGGATATGACGTGCTTTCTCTATTTGAGTGCTCACCCCGAGCGTTATGGAACTGAGTTTTACCGCAAGGATGGGGAGCGGTGGATAGAGGATGAATTTGTGTCCGGTGCATTCAACCGCATCGTCGTATTCCATAGCCACGAATACCATAGGCGCTTTCCGCTGCACGGGATTGGACACGATGCCGAGACCGGACGGCTTGTATGGGTCGGGCATTTTCGCAGGGGGGTGTTGTCATGATCGAAGGATGGGCCGCCGCCGCCATAGGTGCCGCAGTGGTCGGTGGCGTAGCCAGTTACGCGGGCGCAAGTAAGCAAGCAGGCGCTTCAGAGGCCGCGACGAATGCTCAGGAGCAGATGTTTCAAGAGCAACTCCAGAATGAACAGCCGTTCATGACAGGTGGCACGGAAGATTTAAACGAGCTCAACTATCTGATGGGCACTGGCCCTAAGACCGGCGCTGGTATTAATCCGTCGCTCGGGGCATACGGTTCATTGAATGCGCCGTTCAACGCATCAGATTGGAAGAGTCTATCGCCCATGTATAACTTCGATTTGCAGCAAGGCGCTCAGGGCACGCTCAATAACTCAGCATCGAGTCAAGGTGCGATGTCAGGTGCAGCTCTATCTGGCTTGCAGGCCTACAACCAGGGCACAGCCAATAATTCCTTCGGGCAGGCTTTTAACCAGTATCAGACGCAGCAGTCAAATACCTACAGCCGCTTGGCCGGTATCGCGAATCTAGGCGAGGCTGCGGCATCGAATCAGGCAACGGGCGGCTCGAACTACGCACAAGGCATTGGCCAATCGCTTACCAATACCGGGACAGCGATAGGCGGCGGTATTGCGGGCGCGGGCAACTCCATCGGCAATGCGGCACTATTGGGCGCGCTCTATCAAGGGCAAGGAACTCAGTCATCTGGTGTGCCGGCCGATAGTCTGTATGGCACAGATAGTGGGGGATTCTAGTGCCGGATGCCATAGAAAATTGGCTGCAAATACCTGGGTTCGAGGGCGTATACGCTGTCTCGGACTTGGGCAACGTTATGTCGATGAATTACGGAAACAGAGGGTTCCAACGTCTATTGGTACCGATGCTAAAGCGCGGATATCCATGTGTGTGGCTTTCTAAGAACAAGAATCAAAAGATTTACTTGATACATCGATTGGTAATGCTGGCATTTGTAGGACCTTGTCCAACTGGTCGCGAAGTGAATCATATATCTGGCGTTAAGACAGATGGACGCCTAGTCAATCTCGAATACGTGACTCACTCAGAGAATAAATTGCATGCTTATAGGATAGGCCTACAAAAACCGTCCATGCACACAAACTGGAACCCTAGGCATGGCGAGAATCATCGCTTCTCTAAATTGACACTGCAACAAGTAGATTCGGTGCAAGAGAAGTTGGCTGCTGGCATGACTCAGAAAGAAATAGCCAAAGAGTTCGGCGTGAATCCCTGCAACATATCTCGAATTGCTAACGGCAAGCGTTGGATTCGATCTAGAACTGTGCTGCAGTAGGAGGGTAACTCTATCCCGGATTCAATCACACCCGTCGGTACGATGTACCCGCCGCAAAATCCCATTGCGGCGCTGTCGTCTATCTATGGGATTCAGCAGCAGCAGATCGATATCGCACAGCGTAAGCAGAATCTGCAGACAGGAGCTTACCAGCAACAGAGTGCTCAGGCAGGTGCGCAGCAGGATCAGATGAAGGCTTCGCAGGCTCAAGCCGTAAGTAATCTTGTAAAGAATGCAGCTCAATACAAAGGAACAGACGGGAATTTTGACAATCAGAAATTCGCCAATGATGTATCGACCGTTGCCCCACTCCTGCCGGAACTTGCCAATAGTGCAACGATGCGAGCTGGCGAGGTCTACAAGAATCAGCAGACGCTCTTTAATCTGAATCAGTCCGAGCGCTCCATGATTGGCGATGCGTTCGGTTCGTGGGCCACCGACGATAAATTGGATCATTCCCGGTTTATTAACAATGTGGAAAATCTACGGGAGCAGTTTCCGAACAACCCGGCCGTATCGCGGATGCTCACCAGCATGGCCACCGCTATGCCCTCCGATGCGGACGGACTGCACAAGGGCCTACAGCAAGCGGCGATTATGGCGAAGTCCCCCACCGCAGAACTCAGCATGCCGGGACAGGGGACGAATGCGGCTGGCCAGAACCAATTGGTTAATAAGGTCACTGGCGCTCGATCGGTACCGCAATTGGGTCCCGGCGCAATTAATCCTACAAGTTCTCAGGTGGCCGGGGCTACTGCTGCGGCAACATTGCCGTACGTTAAGCCCACCGCAGCGGCATCGGCCAGTGGCGCGGCTGAGGGCACTGCTCAAACCGCTAATTTGACAGGGGTTGCCGGCAGAGTGCAGCAAGCACAAGCGGCTGCTAATAACACAGTCGGGTCTATCGATGCGCTCAATAGGGCCAAGTCGATCCTTGAGAGTCCAGGCGCGCCCTCGACTGGCACGCAATACGAAAGCGTGAAGAGCCTGAAGAACCTCATGTCTAGTCTAGGAATCGATACTTCCGGCGCTGACGATATGAATACCCTGACCAAGAATCTAGCGCGCTATGAGGCGACGCGGGCTACGCAGGCAGGCTTGGGTGGAACGGATGCAGCGCGGGAACTCGCTCATAGCGGAAGCCCAAACACCCAATTGGATAATAAGGCGCTTCTGGGAATCGTGCGGCAGTCTCTAGCAACGGAGCAAGCCGTCGGCTCGTATGCCAATGTACAGAGCAAAGCTACCAACCCGCAGCAGATGCTACAGAACGAGAATGCCTTCCGCAATATCCCGAATCATATCCAAGCGCGCGAATACGGGATGATGCGTACTCCGCAGGAAGCCGATGCCTATCTGAAAGCCCAGGGCATGTCGAAGGCCGATATGGCCGCGGCTCGAGCGAAGGTTAAAGAGTTCGATAGCCAATGACCGACTTCGACCCAGATGCTTACTTACAGGATAGCAGTCAGGCGACCTCGTTCGATCCTGATGCGTATCTTGCGGACGATTCCCCGAAAGCCGTCAAGAGCTACGATGCGGTCAACGGCAAATTGGTCCCAACCGGTTCTCCGGAAGCCAAGGCGGCGCAATCGCCTACGGCTGGCATGTCGGGCTATCAGAAGTTCATGGCCGGCGCTGGTAAGTCTCAGATCGATACAGCGCGCGGGATAGGCCAGCTCGTCGGCATAGAGCCACAAGCGGACGTGGACGCAGCCAAAGCGCGAGATGCACCGCTGATGCAAAGCGGAGCGGCGGTCGCTGGAGATATCGCTGGCAATGTCGCTGATGTAGTCATTCCAGCGGGGTTAGCCGGACAAGGGCTTAGGGCTGCTGGTCTGGCCCGCACTGGCGCTGTCGTGGGTGGCCTAGCCAATCCTACGAACTTTACGGGCGCAGCCGCCTCCGGGGCCTTGCAGGGAGCTCTGCAGCCTACCGCGACTGGTGAGAGTAGGACTCAAAACGCAGTCGTCGGTGCCGGTTCTGGCCTTGTCGGCCAGGGATTGGCGCGCGGTGGTTCGGCGGTTATGAGCGTCCTGGCTCCAGAAGATGCAGCCAGCAAGGCTGTAACGGCTCTTACGCAAGCCGGGGTGCCATTGGACGCGGCCCAGCGGACTGGGTCTACGCTTCTGAATCGCGCCAAAGCGATGTTATCTGATAACCCCATCACTGCTGGCGGTCAAGCGGATATGGTCGATATGCAGAACAATGCTTTCTCTAAGGCAGTTCTTAAAACGATTGGCGAGAGCACTAACGATCCTGGCGTCATGAATCGGGCTATGTCGAGAATGAGCGGTGTCTATGATGATGTGGCCAGCCGTACCAGTATTCCTTATGACGTGTTAGAGCCGCACTTGGCCGATATCGAGAACCAGGCGCGTCTAACCCTCAATGATCAACAGTTTGGGGTGGTTAGACGGAATCTTGACGATATCATGCAAAAGGCCGCTCAGAACGGAGGGACAATCAAAGGCGACCAGTTCTCGAATATCAAGAAGACTCTGGACGGCCTGTCTACAGGAGGCGATTCCGATGTCGGCGAAGTTGCTCGAGATATTCGCCAAACCATGAATAACGGTCTTTTGGACTCAGCTGCAGCCTCTGGTAATGGAACGGATGTCGCGCTACTGAAACAGAACAATACTCAGTGGGGGAACATGCGCAAAATTGAGGGTGCCGTTTCCAAAGACGAGAACGGGAATATCATCATTAGTCCAGCAAAACTGGCCAATGTGATGTATCAGAAAGCCAACCGGTATAACTCTATCTATGGGCACGGAGATACTAGCTTAGCCGATTTGGCCGATGCCGGTAGATCGCTGCTGACGAATAAAACACCCAACAGCGGATCTATCAGCAGGTTAGTTGCGCAAATCGGAGCGCCCGCCGCTATAGGCGCTGGTGTTGAGGGAGTCCGGGAAGGCAACTGGGAGGGTGCGGCTAAGGGTGCGGCGGCGGGCGTCGCGTTCCCATGGGCTGTTCAAAAGGCTCTTAATTCTCAAGGTGCACTCGGGCAGATAGCCAGAGGCGCCGGAAACCTGGCGAAGCCTTCAAGTATGCCCGCATTAGTCGGAGGCGCTTTACAGCATGCGCCGCTCTCATCAATTCTTGCTGAGAAGCAGCGGCTACAGAATTCGCCGGATACATCCAGCCCAACAGCAGGAAGTAACCAATGATAGCCAGTATTAAGTACATGCGACTACTGTACGCCTCACCGCACTGCACAGGCTAGCGAGATACCATAATGGCGCTTTTGATCCCCCAATTACTTTTCCAAGGCTTTAGCCCCAACGGGGGCTTCCTCTCAGGCGGCTACTTGTATACGTATGCTGCGGGCTCGAGCGTGCCAGCGATCGTATACCAAGACCCAGGTTTGGGCAGTGCATGGACAAACCCCGTACCGCTCAACAGCCTCGGGCAAGCCCTGATCTACCTCAATCCCGGCCAGGCCTATAAGTTCAACCTGACCGATTCGCAGGGCAATCAGATCCCCGGCTATCCGGTCGATCAGGTGAACTCTAATCTGTCGTTCCCCGCTATCGCTAGCAACATCGTGCCGGCCACCAACGATCTATACACCCTAGGCACTGCCGGCTTCAGCTGGGCGCAAGTGTACGTCGAGGGAGTGGGCATCTACGACCCGACAACCGGCAATGTCGGTTACTACGGCCAGACGGCAGGCGAGAAGGCGGCGAGTGTTACCCCCACGAACTACGCCTACCCGCCTATGTGCGTCGATCGGTACTTCACCAATACCGGGACCAATGATGCGGCTCCGGCCTTCGCAGCGGCCTTCCAGGTGGCGCAGAAGAGCCTCGGCGGCATCATTACCTATGGGGCGACTGGCACCTATACGACACTTTCGCCGATCAATTTCACGACCCCATCTGCTGCCACACAGCAGTATCCGATTGTGCTGCAGGGCACAGGGATAGGTATCTCGGGCTACAAGTCCCCGCAGATCATCTTGAACCACGGGGGATTCTCCTACAGCCACGGGTTCGATCTCACGGGCACGCAGGGAATGACGTTCAAGGATGTATCCATTGGCACAGGAGCCATTCAGCCGAATACCGCCATCTTCCAATCCCGTATCTCGACTGCGGGATCGGTCGGCATCTGCCGCTTTATCAATGTCGGCATTGTCGGCTTCTTCACCGTCGCCTGTTACTACAACTACGGGGCGGAGGACTGCGAGGTCCACGATGCCTACTGGCAGAATAGCTATTCCTCTACCGCTGCCTCGGTCGTCTGTATCACGGCGAATAATATCAAGAGCCAGACATCGAATTATGCCACAGTCTTTTCGGGCTCGACCTCAACGACCGATCATAAGTTCTTCGGTGGTCAGTACTACATGCTCACGGCGAACTCGACGGGTTCGGATGTGTTCTATATCGAGGCGATCGAATCGCTAAAGGTCTACGGCGGCTGGTTCTTTTGCAGTGCCGCCCCGACTACCGGGGGCGGTCGCTCACACGTCTACTGCGATATGTCTAACGGCCCCTCTAACTACTGTGCATTCTACGGTCTCTCGGCGGATACGAGTGGCACGAATGTCGCCAATTACTTCTTTCTGTTCTCCAACAGCGTCCAGACTCCGGTAGGCTGGGTCATCGATGGGGTGAAGTCCGCTACGGATAACTTTTTCCTTTATGGCGGTGGCACGAGCCCTACGATGAACGGCTTCACCATCCGCGGGATTACGGAGGTCAATGCCCATGGCATCAGCTGGCCAGGCAGTGTTACGGCAAGCTTTCTAGATACCCGCGAGCTCGCCGTCGTCATCGGTACCGATGCACACGGCAATTTCTTCTTGGGTAACAAGGCCCAGTACACCGTCACGGTGAGTGCGAGCCGCTTTATCAACACTCATGCAGGCCAATCCGGCCCCTGGGGCACGCCGACGGCCGGCCTGATCGTATCGAACTTCCCAGGCTCTGGTGCCACTCTCGCTCAGTGCGGCGAGGTTCTATCGACAATTATCACTGAACTGCAGAGTGAAGGGATACTCAATTGAGTATCAGCACGGATGCCTATGAAGTGGACCCTCGGGATTATCAGGAGCTTGCCTACCGCATGGACAATCGGATTTACAATGGCTCGACCAAAATCATTACCGCGCTCTTAGCGCTCACGAATCTTCTAGTGGCGGCGGGGGTGGTGGGAGGTGTCGTGCTCTATGGCAAAGTCGAAGCGCTCGACTCGAAAGTCGATCTTATCTTGAGCGGCAGGCTGAGGATTATGGAGCGATGGCAAGAGGATCAGGAGCGGGAGCAGCGCGCACCTAATCGATGAACTTTATCCCCCCACCCGGTACTACCAAGCTCGCCATTGCTATGGCGACGATGGAAGGCTATGGGGTGCCGGGGGCGATACCCACGGTGAGAAATAATCCGCTTGATCTGCGTCATGGCCCGAATGCCACGCATCCCGCCGATGATCCCGACGGCATCGGCTACTATGCAACGCCCGAACTCGGCTGGGCTGACGGTGAGCGCCAATTGCGCCTGTATGCCGAGCGGCACTTTCTCTTGCAGCAGATGATTTACGAATTTGCGCCACCGACTGAGAACAATAGCGCAGAATATCTAGCGTTCGTTTGCAGCGACCTCGACTGTTCCCCCAGCATCTCTGTCGCGGATGCGCTTGAAATCGTGGAGAACTGATATGCACGCATTGATCCTGCTTTTTATCCTCATCGCCGCTTTCGCACTCGTGTACTGGGGCATGACGGCTTTGCCGTTGCCGCCCGTGGTCAGGACAGTCATTATCGTGGTGATGGGGTTGATTGCACTCATATTCATCTACAACGCCTTTGCGGGGGGCGGGTTGAACTTCTCCTTGAGATGACATGAATATCGGCGAAGTCGGGGAACTGATGATCGGCGTAGCATCGCTCTACACGGCGATCATGACGGCGAGAAATGGCCGCAAGATCGATGCGGTGCACGAAAGCACCAACGGTAAAATGGATTCGCTGATCGAGCTCACCCGATCCTCTAGCTTCGCCGCAGGTCAAAAGGATGAGAAAGACAAAACCCCCCAATAACTTCTGGCAGTTCATGTATGCGACTGGGAGTTATTTCATCACCCACGGCACCCGCATGCTAGGTATTGCACAGGGGACGGTTGCCGTGATCGCAGGAATGAACGGGGTGATACCTCCCGAGCAGTTGAAGTACTACCTGGGATTGTCCGCCGTGCTCACCTATTGGCGGGGTCAGGCAAATGCCGACAAGATCGCGAAAATGACTTCGACCGCTCGCAAGACGGCGAAAAAGAATGTAATTAAACTGAGGAGAAAGCGATGACCTTTGATATCTTGAGTTTCGCCATTGGGTTACTGCTGGGGGCCGTAGGTGTGTTCATCTTTGTGCGCAAAGACCCGTCGCTGGCGGCGAGCTTGAGCACCAGCATCGAAGCCGATGTCGCCAAATTAAAGGCCGATGTCGAGAAGCTCAAGGCTAAGGTGTGATACGGATTGTCCTGATTGTAGTTCTGGTGCTCGCTCTATTGGGCGGTGGATTTTATTTAGGAACTCTCAGGGGAAAATCCGAGTTAACCAGTTTAGAGGCAAGCCAGGCGCAGAATACGGCGAAAGCGGTATTGGCAGAAAGGGCCTCGGCCCAAACTGAATTGGATCGAATCAATCAAGTGGTGGCTAAATATGAAGCGCAGCCTATTGATCCTATCGCTCTCGATATCGGTACTCGGGTGTTCAAGTACGCCAATACTGCAAGCTGTCCCGTGCCCAAAGCCACAGCCGATCCCGGCAGAGCTGGCGATATCCCCGCGCTCGCCCCAGGCGCTCTTGGAATTGAACAAGCTCTTGACGCCTATATCGAAGCCTGCTCCCGCGATGCCGAACAACTCGGGGCATTGATTCAGGCTTGGCCGCGGTGAAACTCCCGCGCATCGCTCATGTGACCACATGCAAGGGTCGATTGGATCACCTCAAAAAGACCTTACCGCATAACCTGGCTGATTCTTACCCGAACAGTGTCTGCGTAGTCCTTGATTACGATAGCCAGGACGATCTGGCGAGCTATCTGGCGATGTTTCACGGCAACGATATCGACAGCGGCCGGCTGGTGGTATACACCTACCACAACGGTCGGGCACCCTTCCACATCAGCCACGCCAAAAACATGGCGGCTCGGTGCGGCATTCTCGAAGGCGCTGACATCCTGGTCACGATGGATGCAGATAACAGTGGCGGCCCTGGCTTCTCCCAATACATCGCAGACGCATTTAGAGAGCCTGGGGTACGTCCTGGCATCTTCATGTGCCCCAACTACCAGTTGATCAAAAGTCTGCCCCACGGGGCTTTAAGGCCCGCGCGTGGCTATGCGGGACGGTTAGCTATCTGGGCGGGTGCCTTCGTCAAGATGGGCGGCTATAACGAGGCTTTTGCGACTTGGGGGCGCGAGGACATTTGCCTGAACTTCAGGCTCCAGCGTTCTGGGTATTCGATGCGCTACATACCGAATGAGTACCTGAACGCGATCAATCACAATGCCGCAGTACGCTTTAAGGAGTACCCGGAAGCGCAAGCGCTCTATGAGAACGGCGATCAGGTACAGATCCTGAAGGATCGCACCGAAACGGTGGTTAACTTCGGCAAGTTCGGCATGGGAACGGTGTACCGCAACTTCGACCCAACCCCTATCGAGCTGTCGGCTTTGCCCACCCGCGTGTTCGGGATAGGGCTGCACAAGACTGCGACAACTTCCCTGCACAAAGCATTACAGATCCTAGGGCTGGATAGCTTGCACTGGGGTACCGGCGAGGCACCCCAGATCTGGTACGAGATGAATGCACTCGGCCGCTCTAACACACTCGAGCAGTTCTATGCGCTCTCTGACTTGCCCATCCCGCTGCTCTACAAGCAATTGGACATAGCCTATCCCAATTCCAAGTTCATCCTGACCGTACGAGATGAGGTCGATTGGCTGACGAGCGTCAAGAAGCTATGGGACCGGCGGCACAATCCGACTAGGCATCTGTGGGACATATACCCCATTTCCAACCAGCTCCATGCGGCCCTATACGGCACCAAGGACTTCGATGCGCTGGTGTTCCTAGAGCGCTATCGCCGGCACAATACGGAAGTGCGCGAGTACTTTAAGGGACGCAGTGACCTGCTGGTGATGGATATGGATAAGCCAGGATGGTCGAAACTGTGTGCATTCCTAGATAAGCCGGTGCCCACTGTCCCCTATCCTGTGGCCAACCGCTCAAGCGCTCTTACTCTTCAGGATTGCCACACAGCCGAATAGCAGGGTGATGCCGCTAAGACCCACTAGCACGTCCATCTCGGGTGCTTTCGTTGGCGGATCTATCACCGATCCCACACATGCGCCGCCTTCCGCCCCTGGGCCTATATCCCTTGGGCGTATGCGCGATGCAATGCACATCGAATTGGCGGCGGGCGCGGAGGCCCATATACCATATGAGGGCGATAAGCGCGGCTGGGATGAGCCAGAGGAGATGGATCATGGTTCAGACCTTTGCGCAGTAGAGCGTATCCTATTCGTAGTGACGGATACCAAGGGCCAGCACGGTCGCCTGCCTCCGTCGGGGCGTGCCTGATTCATAGCTCACCGTACAGGGTCAACGTGTAGTAGCCGGAGCAGTCCGGCCATTTCTGCCGGATCAGTCGCGCATTCACCATCTCAGCAACCTCCAGCTTTGAGAGCTTCGGCCCATGCCCCTGCCCATAGGTCACGTAAAAATCGCCAGTCCCGTGCTTTCCATCGGCCGAGCCACCCTCATAAATGTCGCGCTTCGGATTCTCGCGCAGCATCCGCAATGCCTGCTGTTGAGCCGATGTCATGGCTTTTTGATTTGCGTCACTCACTTTGCTCTCCTCTCTCCACACGTTTGCAGTAGCGCCAGTCCTGTATCACGGCACAAAGAATGCCAACCCAAAAAATAATGGCGAGTACGCCTAGATAGATCATGACTTACCTTCCTTGTTCACAGTTGCGTCACTCAAAGCTGATTCGATGCTCATGTTCGCCGACAGCGAAGGTGAGCCGGTTTCATCCTTCGGTTTGATCAGTTCGGCGTACCGCGCTCGGAGGTCTGCCCACGACATTAACTCGCTGCCATTGACGAAGAAGCCCCTCTCGCCCCGTGGTGCGCCTTTGGACTTCCGCGTGTCATAGGCATATCCGATGTTTGTCTTTCGGCCTCGCTCATCGTGGACGGCATACGTAGCTGCGCCGCCCTTGCTGCCATAGTTCAAATGAACGACCAAATGCTTCCTCCAGCTCGTCGGCGGCCTCTCCGGAAGCTCGGTGAGGGTCACGCAATCGCTCACGACTCACCTTGGCTCAGTGCCGCCTCCAGCATGGCATAAGCGCTAGGCTCCTCCGCTTTATACGCAGCCAGGCAGGCATGAATAGCCGCCTCTAGCTCACGGATGCGAACACCCGCCTCGCTCAACATACCGCAATGCGTTTGATTGGCTTGCAGCACGTCGGCCAGTTGGGCCTCAAGCTCGCAGATGCGGACTTCCTGCGATGCGATCCACCGGCTTGCTTCCTCGAATGTCATGGCGACTAGTTTTGATGTCATTTGGCTACCTCGTTTTGCGCAGTGGAGTATTCGAGTACATCGATGCCAGCCGCTTTTGCCAGTTTGACCATATTGGCGGTGCCCTTTCCACCTGGGAACGCCAGCACGACGTTCGGCTTTCCCCATTCGACCATTTGCCGGTTACGTATCGGACCAGCAGCGTTGCCGTGAGAGTCCCAGTCGGCCGGGAACGTCCAATAGCTCTTGCCGCGCGACATAGCCCATTCCTTGGCTATCAAGTCAGCACCATCTGCACCGCCCTGAATGATTACGTCAGGCCGCATCGTGTCCAGCACTTTGATCAACCATTGGCGATCGGCGAAATCCCGACCACCGCACACTAACGCCTTAATCATGATTTTCTGAACTTTGCAGACTGCAAAGCGCTATCTGTCAGCGACTTCCAATCATCCTTGCAACCCCAGTAGCACACGCGATTAGCGCGGCACCAATCGCCATCAGGACAAGCCGGTGGATGCCTGTAACGGTCGCACGGTAGCCGCTCGTATAGGCCGTTGGGCACTGCTGAAGGAATCATTGTTCGGTTCCTCTTCGGGGACGCTACGACTCGAACATCGGCGCGTAATCCGATGGCCTCTTGAACGCGAGCGATCCATCCGCATTCCTCCATGTGCTAGCGACCGCCGCCAAGCAGTCGGTGGACGCCGCGCCATTGTAGGCGTTCGGATCGCATCTCAGCAGGTACCGCTTCGTGGTTCCATCAGGCTCTGGTGTTGAGTTCAAAAGATCAATCATGATGATGGTTTCGTCGTCCGGCACTTCCTTGCGCAAGAGCCGAGCCGTGCGAAGGCCGACGATTGGGTGATCGGCGGCGAGCTCCTGGACGACCGTCGCGCCCGAATCCTCGATGTAGCGCTTGGCGCCATACCGATCGATCATCACGCGGCGCACTTCGGCATTCGTCTCAGTCTCGATGTGCTCGAGCGTGATCCATTCGGGCTTGACCACGACGAACGCGGGGACCAAGACGCCATGCCAGAAGTAGAGGTTTTCGATATCGCAATCGAGCGCGGGGCCGTCCGCGCAGTGCAGTCGCTTGCGCCCCTCGACCATCTCGACATGCACCGTGGGCTTCGCGATCCAATAAAGACTGGTTTCAGTCCAGTAGAGTTGCCACGCGCCTACTAGATAAGCGTCGAGGACGTGCTTCGACCATTTTTGCACGCTCTTAGCTCCGGTCTGCAAGGCACCGATGTGGGTCGTAGCGAGATAGGAAAGTTCGCCAGACCACCACCAACCGCGATAGTAGACGCACCACTCGGCAAACTTTTTCATGAGAATGCGAGCGGCCCATTCCGGGCCGCGAGCGCTGGCGTCGCTGGCGTCGAGGGCGTCGAGGGCGGCGCTGGCGTCGCGGGCGTCGCTGGCGGCGCTGGCGTCGCTGGCGTCGCTGGCGTCGAGGGCGTCGCGGGCGTCGCGGGCGGCGCTGGCGGCGCTGGCGGCGCGGGCGTCGCTGGCGGCGCGGGCGGCGCGGGCGTCGCTGGCGTCGAGGGCGTCGCGGGCGTCGCGGGCGGCGCTGGCGGCGCTGGCGGCGCGGGCGTCGAGGGCGTCGCGGGCGTCGAGGGCGTCGCGGGCGGCGCG